CGGAAACTCCGCCGTCGCGACTACGGCGGGCAAGTCCTCCGACATTGACGCCGCGGCGCATCCGCTGATCGTGACGGTCGATGTGACGCTGCCGGCCGTAGCCTACCAGACAATCAGCACGAATCCGCAATGGTCGCACGGCGGGTTCAGCGGACTGACGCAGACGCGCGTGCAGATCTCCACGGTGGCTGCCGATTACGAGACGGCCAAGCGCGTGGACCAGCAGGTGCGCGCGGCGTTCAACGCGGTCGCATTCACCATCAATCTCGGAACACAGGTCGAGTCCGTGCACGTGCAGGGCGCGTTCGTCGACAACAGCCTGGACGATTACGATGCAGTCAATCTGGCGCCGCAGGCCGCGCCGGTGGTGAGGACAGACGTTATTTTGTGGCACGAGGCCACGTAAAGGAGCAACCATGAGCGACGCACAGATCGGGTTTCAAACGCTGATTAAGCGCGGCGATGGCGGCGGAACGGCCGAAGTCTTCACGGCGATCACGGAAGTGGTCGGCGACATCGACGGTCCATCGTCGAAGCGGGATCGGACGGAGGTGACGCCCCACAAGCGCACCGACTGGTATCGCGAATACAAGCCGGCGCTGATCGACCCGGGCGAGATCAAGTTCAAGATGAACTACGTGGCCGACGATCAGACGCAGGAAGATCTCGAAGCCGACTTCAATAATTCCGTGATCCATAACTGGCAGGTCGTGTTTCCAGACGACACCGGCGTCCAGTTCACGGCGTTCCCGACCGAGTTCGCGCGCAGCGAGCCGGCGGAGGGGGCCATCACGATTGCCGTAACGCTGGCCATCACCGGCGCCATCAGCCTGCTGCCATGACCCAAAGGATGGCCATTTCATGACCGACTTCCTGACGCGGGATCAAATCCTGCAGGCGAGCGACGTCGTTTACGAGGAAGTGCCGGTGCCAGAATGGGGCGGCAAGGTGATGGTGAGATCGCTCTCGGGTACCGAGCGCGATCGCATCGAGGCGACGATCGTGCAGGCCACCGGCCGCAAGCAATCGATGAATCTGCAGAACGTGCGCGCCAAGTTCATCGCCTGGTCGATCGTGGATCCGCAAACGCATCGCCGCCTGTTCACCGACAGCGACATCGCGCAGCTGGGCGAGAAGAGCGCGGCGGCGCTGCAGCGCGTGTTCAACGTGGTGCAGCGGCTGGCGGGCCTGAGCGAGGAAGACCTAGAGGAGATGACAAAAAACTCCTCGAACGGCCAGAACGACGTTTCTGGTTCAGACTTGCCGGGCAGCTCGGCTGCAGCGTAGCCGAAGCGCAAGCGCGCATTTCGTCGCGCGAGTTCGCCGAATGGATGGCCTATTTCACGCTCGAACCGTTCGGCGACGAATGGCTGCGCACGGCCGTCATCGCCAGCGTGATTGCCAATGCGAACCGGGACGCGAAGGCCAGGCCGGAACCGTTCAAGCCTGAAGATTTTATGCCGCACGTCAATAGGGAGTTCTCTGATGGAGAACCGCGCCCGGCCGACTGGCGCGAAACAAAGAAGCGCTTCCTGGCGCTGATAAAGAGATGAGCAGACATGGCGACGATCGCGACGCTCGTAGCTAAACTGGTCGGAGACATCGAACCCTTCCAGCGATCGATGAAGCAAGCCGAGACCGAAAGCAAGGGTTTCGGCTCGCGCATTTCTGGCGCGATGAACGGCGCACTAGGCACGATCGGAAGCGTGGCGAAGATAGCGGGCGGGGCAGCTGTGGCCGGCTTTGCCGCACTGGGAACGGCCGCATTCGCGGCCGGCATGGATATCGACAGCGCCTACGATGCCATCATCATCAAAACCGGCGCCGTCGGTCCAGAGTTGGACAAATTGAAATCTGATTTCGACGCAGTTTTTACCTCCATTCCCACTTCGGCCGAACTGGCCGGAAACACGCTGGCAGAATTCAGTCGACGACTCAATCTCACCGGCGCGCCGCTGCAGGACCTCACCAAGAATATGTTGGAGATGACGCGGCTGCTGGGCCGCGATGCAGTGACGAGCGCGGAGAATTTCAGCCGCGTGATCGGAGATTGGAGCATCCCCACGGAACAGGCGTCCAAGTCGCTCAATGAACTATTCGTCGTCAGCCAGAAAACCGGCGTGGGCACTGACAAGCTGATGGAACAAGTCGTGCAGTTCGGCTCGCCGATGCGCTTGATGGGCTTTAGTTTCCGCGACACCGCGGCACTGTTGGCCAAATGGGAAAAAGAAGGCGTGAATGCCGAGCTCGTGATGGGCAGCCTGCGCATCGCGGCCGGAAAATTCGCGAAAGAAGGCAAGCCGCTGCGCGATAGCCTGCTGGAGACGTTTAACTCCATCAAGAAAAACAAGGATGCCACGGCGGCACTGGCGCAGGGCATGCAGATTTTTGGAGCACGGGCCGGGCCTGACATGGTGGCGGCCATCCGCGAGGGACGCTTTGCCACTGAGGACCTGGTCGCGGCGATGGGCGACGCGCAGAATGCGATCGGCGATGCGGCGAGTGCGACGGAAGATTTTCCGGAGAAATTCGCTGTGATGAAAAACAAAGTCGCCAGCGCGCTGGCGCCATTGGGCATGCTGATTATGGACGTGATCGGCGGCGCGATGGATGCAGTCGGGCCGATCGTCCAAGAGTTTGGAGTATGGTTCACGGCCAACATGCCGCAGATCCGGGCGGTGGTTGAAGCGGTGTTTACGTGGATCCAGACGAACGTCGGTCCGATCCTGAATAACGTCATAGCCGGCTTTCAGGCGATCTTCGCGTGGGTACAACAAAACTGGCCGGCGATCCAGAGCGCGATCGAGACGGCCTGGAACAACATCGTGGCCGTGGTCGGGCCGGCCGTGGAGGCGATCGGAAGTCTCATCCAGTCCGTATTCGGGGCGATCGCCACGTTCCTGCAGACGCACGGCGAAGACATCAAGAATTTCATCGGCGAGACCTGGGCCACGATCCGCAGCATCGTCGAGCCGGTCATCAAGTGGTTCTACGAGACGATAACGGTCGTCTTCGGCGGGATCGCCACCTGGATCAGCGACAACCAGGCGGAGATCCAGCGCATCTTCGAGGGCGTATGGAACGGGATTAAGATGTTCGTGGGAGTGGTGCTCGACGCGATCCGGGGCGTGGTCAAGGCAGTCCTGGCGCTGCTGCACGGCGATGTGCAGGGCGCGCTCGATGCGCTCGGGGAGATGTTCCGCAACATCTGGGACCGCATCAAGGTCACTGTGGCACAGGCCGTCGAAACCGTCAGGATGATCCTGCTGATTGCCTGGGCCAAGATTAAAGAGGGCGTCGAAAACGTCTGGAACGGGATCCGCACGTGGATCGAGACGGCCTGGGAAAACATCATGAATTTCTTCAGGACACTGCCCGACAAGCTTTTCGAGCTCGGCAAGCAGATCATCGAGGGATTGTGGAACGGAATCAAGAGTATGTTTGCGGACATTGGGAAGGGCATCAGCGATTTTTTCCAGAATACCATCGACGACATTCGCAAGAAACTGGGTATCCAGTCGCCGAGCACGGTAATGGTCGACGTGGGCATGGCGCTGATGAGCGGGCTGGCGCTGGGCATCCGCAATGGGACGGATCTGCCGCAGGTGGCGCTGGATAAGGCGATGAGCGGGATCACGTCGCCGGCGCTCGCGCTGGCCGCGCCGGCGGCGGCCGGCGGCGGCACCACTATCTCGAACAACTGGAACGTGACGACGGACCAGAGCGGGATGGCCCTGCTCCTCGAACGGCAGCGGCAGATGATGATCGCACAGTTTGAGGATCGCATGTGAGGCCCTATGGCGCTACAAATATCGCTGGTCTGGATCAACAACACCACCGACCTGGACGAGATGAGCCTGGTCGATTTCACCGACGGCTTCATGCCGGCACAGAACGGCTGGGTGCAGCAAGTCGCAACTGACGAACAGCGCAGCGTCATCGAAGCAATGACACTGCAGATCCGCGCCGCGTCGGACGACGATCTCGCCGCAAAGATTCAATCTCTCGATCTGTGGAAGAAGCGGGTGGCCTGGTCGCGCAACACAGCTGAGGTCCGGCAGGTATGGCTGCGGGCCGCGATCGAGGATGAGACTGAAGCGCGGCAGGCACAGGTACTCGACCTGAATTATGCGCTTGTCACCAGCCTGCTCGATCAGCAGGTGGTGCAGTTCTCTCTATTGCGCAGCCTGACGCTGGCGCTTGAGCGAACGCCCTACTGGGAAGATGTTGCCCCGTATCCTACGACGACGGCTATAACCAGTCTCGGGTCCTGCGGCGGAATCAAAGAGATGAGCGAAACGATCTATGGAGACGTTCCGGCACGACTGGCGCTATTGAATTCCACCCCCCACAGCCCCGCTCAGATGGGCGAATTTTGGATCGGATGGAAGTCTGACCAATTGGGAGATCCGGCAAATTTTCAGCCCGTTTGGTCGCTGGATAAGTCGATCTTTATTGGCACGGGTTACACAGTCGGAGCAGACACGACCGTCGCGGCTGATGTCACGGCGGTGGATGGGAACAAAGTCGTCTGCACTTTTGCCACAGTACCGACACTCTCGCAACGGACTATCACACAGGTCAACGACGTGGTCAGCGATTCCGATGAACACACCGATCAACGGGGCACCTACCTGGTGCTGCTGCGCGCCAAGATGACTGATACCAGCATCGCGCGGGTGCGGATGCTCTATTCATTCTCCAACAACCTCTATATGAAAAGCCCCGTGTACAACACGCGCCAGATTATCAGCGGCACGTATTGGAAGCTGTACCCGATGGGCACGGCCGTTATTCCGTCCATGCGGATTATACCCGGGCTGCTGCTCTCGAATGCTGCGATCAGCCTGCAGGCGGAGAGAGCCAGCGGATCCGGATCCCTCGAAATGGATTGCCTGGTGTTAATCCCGATGGATGATGGGGCTGTTCATATGGCGTCGGCCCTCACCGAAAATCTGACAAATGGGTTTTACTTACGAGTCATCCAGAATGCCGACGACAGCATCTACACGATTTCCTCGAGCTCAACCTACATTTATTATCCGTCGACTGTGGAGCCGATGCTGTATAAAGGATTAGTCGCCAACAGCAGCAAGCCCTACATCGTCACAGCCGGACAAAGATATGTCAGCACGACGTCGCAAAATACTTTTACAGACCTGATCGACGTCACGTACACCTACATTCCGCGCTGGCGCACATTACGGGGCGCAATATGAACTTCGTGTCGCTATCGCTCTACAACTCAGTCAAGCACAACAACACATTTCTCGCAGATGTGACGTCTCGCTGCTGGCCAACCTGGCATCACACGAAGCGACGCATCGGCGGCGACTGGACAGCCTCGAGCGACTACGAGGGCGATCGTTACGATCTGGACGATATGTTCCTGAACGGTCTGATGCGCGAGGTCCGCCTTACATATGGCGGTCTGTATCTATGGGGCGGTTTTATTGGCGCCATGACGTATGTGCGCGACGGCGTGATGTGGACGCGCACGCTGGCCGATCGGGCTAACGCCGTGAAGTCGATCTACACGCGGATCGGCGACAACATGCTGAGCAACGGCGGCGCGGAGAGCGGCGCCTGGACCGTATTGAACGGCGCCACCGTCACGCAATCGACGACATGGGTCAGCCAGGGCAATTATTCGTGCAGCATCGTCGTCGCCGACACGACGGTGCGCGGCGCCATCATCGAGACGATCACGGTCGCGGCCGAGACGCTGTATCTGGCGCGCGTGAGCCTGCACGTCATCAGCGGATCATGGCGCGTGGCCATCAACCGCACGGATAACGATCAGCCCCTGGCCAAAGGAAGCACGCGCGGCGCCGTTGGCGATATTGTGATTACGATGCAGATCGAGGCCAGCAGCCTGTACGCCGGAACGGCCAATTTTCAGATCACGAGCGAGGGCGCGGCCGGCACCGTGTACGGCGACGCGGCCGTGGTGCAGGCCGGTCCGGCCCGGGCCGAAACTGACTGGAAGACGGATACGGTCTCCATCAGTGAATACGGGCGACTGGAGCGGGTGCTGTTGAAGGCGGGCATGAGCAACGCGGCTGCGAATGCCGAGGCGCAAACGGTGCTGGCCGATTCGGCCTGGCCGCGCAGCGTGCCCCCCGATCAATTTACGATCGGGAAATTCGATACCCCTGACCGCTTGAGCCTATCATTGTTCGGCTATATCTTCACGTTGAAATTCCGCTATAGCACCATCGTCGGAACAAGTGCAATGAGCACGCACATCGCTGCAGTGACGGCGCAGCAAAGCGACTACCTCAGCGCCGGCGCCATCGAGGAGAACCTGACGGATTATCAAATCGATGATCGGGCGCCGTTTACCCTGTGGACCGTCATGACGCAGATCGCGCGGGCGGGTGATGCAAGCGGAAATCGCTGGTCGCTCGGCGTGGATGCCAAGCGACACGTGAATTACGGACTAACCTCAACCGAGGTAGCTTATCATCTCAGGCGCGGCCTGCTCTACAATGTCTCCAGTTCGGAGTATGAACCCTACTTAGTCGAGCCAGGCTGGGCGCAGCTGGACGATGTCCCGACCGGTCCAGAGAGTCTGACAACAAATGCCAATGACGTCGCGCGCCGGATCTACCTGGAGGAGTGCGAATTCATCGCGCCGGATGGGTTGAAATTCAAACGCACGGCCGACTACGGAAATTAAGAAATGCCTGAACGCTTCGGCACGAATGAATCGACCTACGACGCGCTGCGCCAGCTGACGCTGGCGATGGCCAGCGGCGGACAGCCTGGCTCCAGCGTGCCGGCTGCCGGCAGCCTCGGAAACAAAATTTTATTGTTTCGCGCGGACGCGAGCGCGCTGATCGAATATGATCCGACCGATGCCGGGCTGACGACGGCACTGGCCGCGGCGGTGAGCGGCGACACGGTGTGGCTTCCCTCCATGACGATTTCAGGCAATCATACGGTGGCAGCCGGCATTCAAGTTCAAGCAATTCAACGGCGAGCGGCGATCCTCACTGGACAGGTCACTCTCTCGGCTGGTTCATCACTGCAAGGGCTGACCATCACACGCACGGCCAACGATGCGAGCACATTGATCGGCGTGGTCGGGCCTTCGACGGGCACGGCTTATATTTACGATTGCAACATCGCGGCGAATCAGGCCGGCGCAGGAACGGGTTATGCTTTGTCGGCGCAAACAGGCGGCACGCTGATCCATTATTTTTGTGTTCTCAGCGCGCAGAGCGCGGGCGCAGACTCCAACCCGCTCAATCGATCGGCCACAACCTACGCAGCGGGCGCGGAAATCAGCACGGGCGCGATCACGGTGACGGACAGCGGCGGCGCGACGATAGGCAGCCTGACGCCGGGGACGTGGTACGCGGTTGAGGCATTCAACGGTCCGTGGGATCGCGGGCCTGATTACAACGCCGAATATACCTACCGCGTATCGAGTGACGGCGGTACAACGTGGCTGCCCTCGCCGGGCGGTTATTATCTCGGAATGGATTTTGCGGGAGAGATGCACCTCGATCTGCCAACCTGGGCCGCCTACGCCGAAGTAGTCAGCACCAATTATGCCCGCATCTATTTCCAGGCGACCACGACCAGCATCAAAATCCGCGTCGGTGAAGATGGTCTATGGACAGACAACACCGGCACGCTATCATGGCGCTTGCGCTCGGCGACGGTGACGGTCGGCGCGGTGATTGAAGGCTATGCCTCAGACATTATCAATACAACCGGGCGCGTTTCGATGGTGCCGCGCTGGGGCGATCGGGCGGCCTTTGACGCGCTGAATTACCAGATTCGACACGCGAACGATATAGGCGCGACGAGCGGCATCCATCATACCCTCGATGAACTTGATTTACGCTATGGCTCGTCACAATTGCCCTGGCTGATTCCGTCGCCGGATGGCGGAGTCGGCTCGGAGGCCGATCCGTACACCGATTCGGTAGACAATGCGGCGGGCATCCAGACGGCGATCGACATGCTGGCGACGGATCGCGGGGGCGCGGTAGTGTTGCGATCGGCACGCTACAATGTGACGGCGGCGGGCGGATTGACCATCATAACCCCCTCGATCAAACTGTTTGGCGTCGTAAGTGGATTCAACATCGATCCGAACGGGCAGTCAGAAGGTATCAGCGGAACAAAAATTTATTTGACCGGCGACGGCATCGGCTTGGGCGTGGCCGCTCAAAAGCGCGGCGGAATCGTGCTGGAAGATTTGTACCTGTGGGGTGGTACTGGATTGCCCGCCAGCAAAGCGGCTATTTTCAACAATCAGGCCACCGATCAAGCCGTGCTGAATCGTATTCGCGTCGGCGGCGGCTGGACCTATGGCCTGTATGTCAACGGTATTTTTGACGCGCCGCATTTATTCCAGTGGGCCATCCTCGGAATCACGCATGGCGTGTATCTGGCCTCATCTGCTGATTGTCCTTATGCTACGTTTGTCGATATGCAGATCGACGACAATACCGGATACGGATTTTATGCCGATCCTACCGCCAATGCGAGCGATCATCGCTACCTGCGTCTCTCGTCATGCACCCTGACGCGCAATGCGTATGGCGGCACGATCAGCGATCCATGCAATGTCTATTGGGGGCTGACCCAAAGTACGATCGAGGGCTGCGCCATCCGAGCCGCCGGCTACGATCTGATTAACAACACGACCGTCGCAAACTGCGATGGGATCATTGTCGATGGTAACTACAATATCATCGACGGCAATCAACTGCTCGACAATTCAGGCTATGGCATCAGGATCAAGGGCGACTACAATATCATCATTGGCAACCTGTTCGCCAACAACACCGTTGGAAACATCCTCATCGAAGCCGGCGCGACCGGCAATATCATCGTTCAGCCGGGCCTCACGGGTATCACCGACAACGGCACAGGCACAGTCTACGTCGGCACGATGACGAGCATCGCCGCCGGAACAGGCATCAGCGCAACGCCCGATCCGATCACGACTACCGGCACGCTCGCGCTCGATGCGGCATTGAATGATCTCAACGATGTCGATACGACCGGGACCGCCAGCGGCGATATCATCTATAACAGCGGAGCGGGATGGGTCGATTATCCACTGGGA